ATTTGTTTTTTTTTTTTTTTTTTTGTGAAGTTTTAAGATATCCTATTAAGGTGAGAAATTTCTCTTTAGAAAGACATTGTTCCTATTGGTTCTTTGTAGCCTCCAATACGAGCTACCTCCTTATCATATTTGTGCCTAGATATCAAGTCCTTCCACTTAGGAAAACCACGAACTATATCATTATCACTTATCGACGCAGTACGCATCAACCTAGTAATATATGCTTGCTTTCCTTCAGCAGCGATTTTATCCATAAATTCTCGAAGAACTTTATGAATATTACCTTGCACCCTAACTGACAATTCACGATAAATATGACGACAGAACTCATATGCAACTCTATTCGTACCCTGCGTATCATATGCCATACCTATACTAGAAACAATATACTCAATAACAGATTTTTCATCAGCTTTCCCATATGCCAATTTCATAATTAATGCACCTAAAGGCCTATATGGTACAACAGGTGATATTGAGTAATCTTTAATCTCTTTCTTGGTGAAAACGGTATTACGAGCAATAAAATAACGCTTTAAAAACACAATACCCGGTTCAACAATTTCACCATTAAATTTATTCGGGATAGTTAAAAATTTAGCTTGATGTATATCCCTAATTTGCATTCCCCAAAAATCTTTCACAAATCTAGCAAATCCTCTTTCATTTATTATATCGTGAACATCACAATGCGTAAACAAGACGTGATCATCTCCATAAACTATAATGCCACATCTAAATAAACGATACAGTTCACGAATTTGGGAAACGCGTTCAGGATGTCGCTCCATAACTTGCTTTACATATAAAAAATATAAAAATGCGACAATCCATGAATCACCATGCGAAGTTTCATAAGCACCAGAAGGCATACCACCATAAACCACACGCCAAATAGTGCTAAACATATGAGTCACCTTAATAGACAAACGTTCTGCACAAATTCTAAAAAAAGCCTTCAAAAGAAGTGTATTAGCAGCTGTCATCTTAGTCCAATTAAAATACACAAAAGCTTGTGTTACATACAACATAAGAAGTATCATATGTAAAGTTGAATCCAAATGTTTAAAATCACCATCTTCAAATATAATATGCTCATCATCAAATCCAACACTCATTGCCAACGCAGTGGCACCACCAAACCAAAAATTTATCCCAATTTTTATGACCCTTCCTCGTTCAACAATTTGTCTAAACTTCAAACACATAGCAGCCATCAAATACTGGAACAAACTAAGGATATAAAACGGACGCAACTTCCAAGGAAGATCTTTTGCATCTTCCTTAGACATGCCCAACTTATTAAAAGCTTCATCTTTTAACGATACTTGAGCAGCACAATCTTGCGGAACATATCCAGGGTTCCTCAAGAGTTCATCCCTAACTTTATCCAACTCAGCCGAAGCATAGGGTATATGTTCCATTTTCTTTCCAGTAGCACTAGCTATAACACGTATACCCCCCTCAGTAACATCCTCTAATCTAGGACCATTTCGAAGACCTGATGCAGTGTCTTTACGGACTCCCGCTATAGCATCCTCTTTTGCTTTTTCATAATCCCAAATTTGCGTCCCAAAAGCAGGACGAGTA